GGCAGTATGCGGAGTGACACTGGGTCATCATTCAGTGTGATTGATAATCGCCCAGACCATTTCGCACGTCCAGGTGTCTTGAACTTTCCGTTCATTAAGAACTCGTTGTTTGCGACATGCTCTTTAATCTTAGCTGTAAAGCTGGTGTGCATTGCGCGGCTTGCTGTGGGTGCTTCGTCGTCCACAGTCCACAAAAATTTAGTAAACAGGTGTTCGTTAAAGTTGTCAGCCTTACCTACCAGATATTCAGATGCTTTAATATGTCCTCCAAACAAGCCCGCCAAGATTGTGGTATTGTACAACGTCTTACCACAGTTCGGTTCACCCACAAGAAAATGTGCATGCCCTTTCTCAGGCCTCCCATCAATCGCTCCTTTATACCCGTAATGTAGCCACGCCAATTCATATTTTAATTGTTCTTCTCCAAATATTGTGTCTAACCAATCAGCTATTATTGGGAAATTCTCACCCCACTTTTGCTCACCGTTTGCCGGTTTTAAAGGTCGGATGTTTGATGTGTTGAAATATTTCTCACCATCGTAATCTACGATATGTTCTTTAATCATCGCGAAGGGGAGGGCGGCCGAAACTCTTTTCTCATTATGAATCGTGAACAACGCTTTCTCCACCTCACTGAGGTTCTCGCCTTTCCCAACTTTAGCCGAGAGCCCGTGCCTAGCTCTTAGATCTAATCTAACCTCGTCTTTTAAAGCCATGAAATGTTCGCCATTGTCTAGCCTTACAAAATAGTTTTTCCCGTCGTACCAATACTTTTCTATAGCCTGCCCAATCCTACCTACTTCGAATTTTTTCACAAACCCTGGGCCTAAGATCTCAGACCAAGGGACGAAGGGCGCAGGTCCAGTGAAACATCGCATCCCTTGGGGAAACACAACAGCACTACTATCATTAGTTGATGAGGGATCCCAGAAACGACGGCCACGTGACTTCTCTTTAAAAGGCCCTTCCCAGTCTCCTGGGAATTGTTTTTCAATCTCAGCTCGGACTGTTTCAAGAGGGATTTCAGATGTCTGTTTCTTGAAATCTGAAGCGTGACTAGTCTCATACTGCCATAGGTGAATGTGAGATGAAGGTATACTTTTTATACCTACTTTCTCCCAGTCTGAACCTAATAGGTAATATTTATGAGGGTCGTAGAACGCAGCCTCATCCCATGAGGGGCCGAGTTTATCAAGCCCTAGCTCTTTCGCTACTTTCTTTAAAAATCTTTTAGTCCCTTCAGTCGAGTGGCTTAGAGCAGGAGCCTCAAAAAACCAAACCGCATGAATGCCTCCTGAGTATGATCGGCTGACCCACTGCATTGGATATTCCTGATCGACAGCTCGCTTCATAAACGATTTGAACTCCTCATCGGTAAACTCAATATCCCAATCAGCAACAACCCCCACCATTCTCGTAGCTTTGTTGTTCGCGTTGACTCTGACCGTGGGGTCGAGCCCTGCGAAAGTGCTGTATGCTAGATATTTTGTTTCTGCCTTAGCGGCCCATTTTTTAAATTTAATTGGGCTCTCGAACTCGGGTACTTCAAACTCCCTCCAGATAGACCAAGGCTCTTTAGGCTCTACTACACTGGTTTTTAAGTTTTCAATTGTGTACAACATTATACGCCGCTTACTAGTGTCCGGGGGTCGAACAGTTTGTGCATGACGTCAAAGACTGCGTACTCAAGATCGGTGATGTAGCACGACACATTGCCTATCCACTCATCTACCAAATCCGGATTTATACCGCTCTCACTCGCGTGGCTCCTCCATACCGAACCATCAGCGTTTATCTTGGGGCGGTCTACCCCTAAGATTATTCCACCATGTTTTTTAATCCACTCGACCTCGTTATCGTATCGCACATCGTCAATAACTATTCTGTTTATGTCGGCTTCATCTAATTCAATACGCCTCTGAATGGCGTGGATCCACATGTTAGGGTTTAAGGTTCGGCCCCACTCATGTCCCATTTTTTGAAGCAGCTCGCGCCCAGTTACCCCAATCTCGGGGATGTTGGATTGTTTACCTTGGCGTAACTGCCACTCGGTTACAAAAGGCAGTCCGTGCACAATTGCTTCCCTAATTTGGTCAGCCATTGCATACCTCTTATATTCAAACTCACTCTCTAGAATCTTCCCCACTGTCGTCTTGCCTGCTCTGGCTTTCCCTATTAATCCAATCATTTTCATTTGTCCCTTTTTGTTCTTCATTGTTCTACATGTTATACGGTATAATTAATATTTAGCAATCCCAAGTTTCTCTGTGGCTCTTTAACAACTCATATAGTTTGTTATCGAGCCTCATCTCGTAAACTGGAATTGTCTTTCTAGCTGGAGGGTTGTCTGGCCCCACCACTGCGATACATAAATATCCGTTGGCCATCCCTAACCCGCCAGCAATTACTGGTTGCTTCTTTAAAGTTTGTAATACTGTTTTCATTTTAAATATGTCTTTGTTACTTCTAGTGATGTTTCGAGAGGGATGTCTGGCCACCAGCTTGGAGCTGTAGTCATGCACTCTCTTATTATTTCTGATTTTTTATCTACCTCATCTTCCTTAACTTCGGCCACGATCTCATCGTGTACATGGAGCACGACCTTGACGCCACGCTTAGCGAGTAAGCATAGTTGACTAGCAAAGATGTCTCGCGCTGTCGCTTGCACACTTTTCTGAAACAATGACGGCCCGTATTCTCTTAACCTACGCTTGTCTCCCTTAGCATGTGTGCAACTATATCCTTGAAGCTCGGGACGTACTCTAAAAAAGCGCATTACCCGTCCCGAAGGTAGATTGATGTCGTAGTCTCCTCCAGTCCCTCCTACATGGTTGTATGCCTCAGCATGAGCATCCCATGCTTGTTTTATTAGAGGGTTTTTTCTGCGAAAATCCATTACTTGGAGCCAAGCGTTAATCATATTCCTACGTTCGTTGTATGTTGAATTCTCATACACCTCGATAAAGTGAGATTGAGAAGTCACATATTCTAGAAATGAGAGAAAAGCTTTCTCATCGTTAAAGTCGTAAGGGCCTTCAAGGATTGATAACATCCCCTGGGCCGCGATCGTGTCTAAGAACTTTTTCCATCCAGCACCGTAACCTAAACCTAACACACGGGTCTTTGCTAGTGCGTACATTTCGGGGTCTTCGTTCTTTAATGTGCCTCCTGTCCAACCCATGGACAGGCGGGCGTGTGCCTCATATGGGCTGATCCCTGCGGAACACGATTCCAGAAACGCTTTGTCGCCTACAATCTTTGCTATTGTGCGAGGCTCAATCTGTGCAGAGTCGGACACTATTAGTTGGTGGCCGTCAGGGGCGCAGATCATACCCCTAATGTCTTGGCCGAACTGCGCAGATCGCGGCATGTTTTGAGCGTTCCACCCCGACTCACCTGACCAGCGGTGGGTTGCTGTCGCTCCATAAAGTTTTAAACCGTAAGACATACGATTGTTTTCTCCCGTTCGCTCTAACATTCTCTTCAATGATTTGTAGTGCTTGGTCATTCGGTTGTATGTCTGTAGGTCAGCTACATAGCTACACACAGTCCCATGTTGCTTGATCCAATTATCACAGTCAGACGAGTCTTTAGCTAAAGACTTAGGGGGTTCTAAGCCTAATTTATTTAAATAAACAGACAACCCTTTCTTACTATATAGGGCGTACTCTTTCTTAGTGTCGGGATCGATCTCCCCAACCCATGGTAGTTTTCTTTGAACTTCCCAGATCCCTTTCTCCATGCTTTTTACTGCCTCTCTCAATTTAGGTTCAGCCATCGGCAATCCCTCCCAACCCATCGCTCGAGTTAATTGGCTAAGAAACTTTTCATTCTCAGGCCACAGATGATACAACGCCTCAACAAGCTTCCAACACCATATAGCATCGTCGATACCATACTTAAGAAGCTCTTCTGACTTACCTTCTGCTACCGCATCCTCCCAAGTCTTACCCTTCATCCAATCTCTCATCGCTTTGGGCATCTCGTAATCAAACATAGCTTTAAGAGCGCCTGCTAAGTTTCGGGGTAGTTGAAAGTATGCGCACATATCTGCCGTACATACGAAATTTACTTTTATGTCTGGCACTATTCCTAATACCTGCATCTGCAAAAAAACTGCTTGGTCAAAGCTGGCGTTGTGGCAATAGAATGTTGCCCCATCAAACTGCTCCCACTCGACCTCTTTCGGATGTAGAGCAATCTTAATTTCTTTGTTAGCTAAGGTGACTAAGTAGCAATCAAAATCATCATGCTCTACATAGCCGCGAGTCCCCTCGTCGGTTATCGAATACCCTGGGCGGTAAAATGTTTCTGTGTCAAATGCGACATGAATCGGTTCCTTCTTCTTCTTCTTC